AAAAAAAAAAAAAAAATATATGGGAGCGGTTGACCCCTTACAACTGGGTTTCTGGGTACATGAGTATAATTCTCATTAAAGTCGTCAGTTTAGACCTATCACGATATATCGCTAACGCCTCACCTCTTCGAGCTAAAGTGCGACTTTTTTTCAGGGGATATAATGAGGGGAGAGAACTATGTTCTCACCTGAATCGACCCCTCATCGATTCAGATCCTCTCTTTTTACGAAAGGAGGAACATGGCACTTCGTTCTATCGGAACGAACTATCAAGGGAACGACGCGAAGCTTGAAGCTAGCATCGCAGCGCCTTGGTATGACGCCTGGCTCCGCCGCTTCAAGTCTGACCACCCCGACATCCCCGTCGTCGTGGTCCAGGCTTATGGTTTTGCTCGTGCCTCCGCTGGTGTCCATGCCGGTGGATGGTGTGTAGACTTCCAGATCTGGCATCTTAACTCTGGCCAGATTAGAAGGATGATCCAGCACCTCCGAGCTTGGGGTGCTGCTGCAAGCTGGGAGCGGAATAGCCTAGACGGTATGGAGCCACACATCCATGCCACAATCGATTCCGACGGTGCCGATGTTCATTCGGCATATCAAACCGTCGCTGTTAAGAACGGCCGGAATGGCCTCGTCAATAATGCAAAGGACCGCTACGCTGATCTTAACCCTTCCCGGTGGCTTACAGCTAAGCAGGCCCTCGAACTGTTGGAGGACATTTTGGCAGTCACTAGAGATGAGATGAAGCTCATCGCGAATTATGCCGGTACAGACGTGTGGGGCTCCAGCATGGGTAGTGCTGGAACTGCGCAGGAAGTTCTTAGGTCCGCTGCTGACCACACCGCAAATGGTGAGGCCGCCGCCGTCTCGGTGTGGGGGTCCCACATGGGTGAGGCTGGCACTGCGCAGGAGCTCTTGTGGCGTGCCGGTGTCGAGACACCCAATAGGCTCAAAGCCCTTGATGAGCGAGTGGCAGCTCTCGAAACCGCGATCAAGAACATTTGCATTCACCTGGGGGTGTAATGCTGGAAAAGGACTTCGAGCGAGGACTCCGTAAAGATCTTCAGCACATGTTTCCAGGATGTCTATACTTGAAACTAGATGCTGGGGCTATTCAAGGAATCCCTGATCGTTTGGTCCTTTGGAGGAATCGCTGGGCGGCTCTTGAAGTCAAAAGGGCCGCTCGGTCTTCTCATAGACCAAACCAAGATTACTATGTTGAGATGTTGGATGAATGGTCGTTTGCGGCGTTTATCCATCCCGGAAATAAGAAAGAAGTCTTGAATGCTCTTCAACAGGCATTCCGATCTTGAAGGCGCACACGCCTTTCTAAGCGCCTCAAAAGGTACGTGGATAGATTACACGTCGGAGAAGCTAGAAGCGACGTACGAGAGCCGTCAGGCCGTTCTGAGGGGCACCGAGCTCCATGAGTTGGCCGCCAAGCTGATTACAATGAAGGTTAAGCTGCCCCGATCGCAGAAGACTCTCAATATGTATGTCAATGACGCCATCGGTTTCAGGATGCAACCCGAGGTAGTCCTGGCGTACTCGCCTGTCGCTTTCGGTACTGCTGATGCTATCTCTTTCCGCGACAATCTTCTTCGCATCCATGATCTCAAAACGGGTGTCCACCCGGCGAACATGAGACAACTCCGCATTTATGCCGCATTCTTTTGTCTTGAATATCGCCATCACCCGGCAAAGCTCAACTGTGAGCTCCGCATATACCAGAATGACGATATCGTGATTGAACATCCAGATCCGGAAGAGATTCTAAGGATTATGGCTGTAACTGAAGAGCATAGTGCACACTTGGAGAGGCTGCGAAGCGTTTATGAGTGAACTATATCACTACGGCACAAAGCGACACTCTGGTCGCTACCCGTGGGGATCAGGCAAAGAGCCATATCAAAGCGAAGGACATTTCCTTGAAGCCAACAAGGAGATGCGCAAAGCCGGTATGAGCGAGAAAGAGATCGCCACTGCGATGGGGCTCTCTGTCGCCGATCTCCGTACCTACAAGACAATAGCCCATGAAGCTCACAATGCCGATCTTGCGGCTCGTGCTGTGCGCTCTCGTGACGCGGGGCAGTCGATTCGTACCATCGCCAAGGAGATGGGAGTCTCCGAGACAAAAGTCAAGGCACTGCTTAACCCTAGCGAAAAGAGTAAGTCTGCTGTCCTTAAATCAACAGAGAAGACGCTCAAAGAGCTCGTAGACACAAAAGGCCCGGTCGATGTCGGTCTGGGGGCCGAAGCCCATATGGGTATCTCTCGCGACAGGCTGAACACAGCTGTCAAATCTCTAAAAGAGCAGGGTTGGGAGGTCTATTATGTAAAGACCACACAACTCGGAACCGGAAAAGAGACCTCGATTAAGTGTCTCTGTCCTCCTGGGATGAAGTATAAAGACCTCGCGGCGCATCCTGAGAAGATCGCAAGCGTCTATCCTGTCTCTTATGACGGAGGACGTACGTTTCTGGGGATGGGTGCCAAACCCCGAGGATTCGATCCTAAGCGCCTTTCTGTTCGTTGGGCAGAAGAAGGCGGTACCGATCGTGATGGAGTCATAGAAGTCCGTAGAGGCGTTCCTGAGCTGTCTCTGGGGGCTTCTAACTACGCCCAGGTCCGAATTAAGGTCGGCGACAAGCACTACCTCAAAGGTATGGCTATGTACGCCGATGATATGCCTGCCGGCGTGGATTTGCGGTTCAACACTAACAAGAGTCGAAAAGCAAACAAGCTAGACGCGTTGAAAGAGTTGAAGGACGACCCCGACAATCCCTTTGGCGCCACGACCCACCCGCATTATTATCTCGATAAACAAGGGAAAAGACAACAGAGTTACCACAATATCGTCAATGAAGAGGGGCAGTGGGGGCAGTGGAGTCGCAACTTGGCGTCTCAGTTCCTATCAAAGCAGAGTCCAGCTCTAGCTAAGAAGCAGCTCGGAATCGCAGAAGCAAACCGTCGTGCGGAACTTGAGGAGATTCTCTCCCTCACCAACCCTGCCGTTCGTAAGAAGCTTCTTCAGTCGTTTGCCGACGGCGCTGATTCTGCTGCTACACATCTGAAAGCTGCCCGTCTTCCGAGGCAGGCTACGCAGGTGTTGTTGCCCCTGCCAAAGATAAAGCCCGATGAGATCTACGCCCCCAACTTTAAACACGGGGAGACCGTCTCTCTAGTTCGCTACCCCCACGGGGGCATCTTCGAGATTCCAACCTTGCGGGTAAATAATAAGTATCAACTTGGGCGTAAGCTTATCGGCATCATGTCTAAAGATGCTGTGGGTATTCATCCGTCTGTCGCAGAGCGTCTATCTGGAGCAGATTTCGACGGCGATACCGCTGTCGTGATGCCTAACAACAGCGGTAAGATTCGTACTTCTCCGGCATTGAAAGGGCTTAAGAACTTCGATCCTAAGCGAGCCTACCCGGAGTATCCAGGTATGAAGGTCATGTCTAAAGGCGACACCGGAAATCAGATGGGCCGCATCAGTAATCTCATTACTGACATGACTATCAAGGGTGCAAGCCCCGACGAGATTGCCCGTGCTGTTCGTCACAGTATGACGGTAATCGATGCGCATAAGCATCGGCTTAATTATAAACAGTCATACATAGATAACGGCATCGCCGCGCTTAAAAAGAAGTACCAGCCTGAAGGTGGAGCAGGAACTATTATCTCCCGTTCTACAGCCGACACTCGTGGCCCGCATGTTGCGTTGCGTAAAGCGGCACGAGGTGGCCCCATCAATAAGCAGACAGGTGAGCTCGTCTGGGAGAAGACGGGTGAGACCTACAAGAAGAAGGTTGTTGATAAGGCCACTGGCGAAGTAAAATGGGTTGATACCCCCGCTCTATCTAAGCGTCCTGGTATGATGACCGTCAAAGACGCCAACAAGCTAGTGTCTTCTCAGTCCGCACCTATTGAGCGCATCTACGCCAGCTATGCCAATAACATGAAGGCACTTGCAAACAGGGCACGACTCGAGATGATCCGTACCCCTAATGCTAAATGGTCCCCCACTGCTAGGAAAGCGTACGCTAAAGAAGTAGCCAGCCTCAAGCAGAAACTGACCCATGCCCAAGCTAACGCGCCCCGAGAGCGGCAGGCACAGCTCTATGCTAACAGTGTTGTGAAAGCGAAGAAAGAGTCCAATCCTGACATGGATAAGGACGAATTGAAACGCCTTAAGAACCAAGCCCTAGCTATGGCCCGGGCACGCTTCAAGGCTAGCAAGAGCGACACAGAGGTTACATTCACTGATCGTGAGTGGCACGCGGTGCAAGCTGGTGCTATCAGCCACAGCATGCTTGAGGATCTGATGAACTACGCTAACATGGATCGAGTCAGACAGCTGGCTCAACCACGCACACAGCGAGGGCTCAGCAGTGCGAAGCTCTCACGTGCCAAGGCTATGGCCGCTAACGGCTACAGCCAGGCAGACATAGCGTCCGCTCTGGGCGTGTCCACAACGGCGGTGCAGGAGGCACTGGGCTAAGGTTTATGATCACTTACGATGTCGCACTAACTACTACGGACAATCCGTACGATCCACTCGATGACTTCGTTGAATGGTACACATGGGATACCACCAACGGGTACCACACCTGTGCCTACCTGGCACGTGTTGCTAGAACTTCTGAAGAACTTACAGAAGAAGAGAACTTGATCGAGCGTGAGCGAGCAATTGATGAAATTGTTTCGTTGAATATAACTGGAAAATACAAGAAAATAAAGCAGAATATAACATAAAATAAAAGAAAATGACGTGGGGGAGGGGGTCCTCTCTAAAAGAACCCCCCACCCTGCAT